TTTTACAAAGCAATCGTTACGTAAAAGCAATCTTCATATTAGGTTCGTTGGCTTAATTAACCGACCGCTTTTTATGTTGTTCAAATACAAAACCGCGTTATTCATTGATCTGCTGTTGCAGAGTTTGTTTTGTGTTGTCTTCCGTATCGTTTCAGAGAGAGCCGCGTGGAAGTTTTATCGGTTGCAAGGTTCACATAAGGATTTGAATTTGGCCAGACGTTACGGGTTTCTAATAGCCCATAGAAAGTGTGCTTCGCTCCATTTGTTTAGAAGGGCACTTGTTCTTAGGGTTGTTAGGATGTCAGAGGCTATAGCTCATGCCATACCAGCGGATATTCTTGCAGATAAGGATAGAGCATATAAAACTTCTCAGAAGGCCAAGAAAACTCTTTTGGCCAAAACAGAAGAGTTGTATGTCCAAAACTGGAAGCAGAAGTTAAGAGCCTCCTTCCCGTCAAGTAGTGGCACCAAAGAAGTCCCGCTTCAGGTGGCCAAGCAGTACGACCTAGAAGTGGGGGCAGTGCGTGGAAAGGATACCTTGGAATTTCCAATTGATCCTCTCCAATCGGTTGAGAGAACTGCTGAGGTTTTTGATGACAGAGTGCCTATGTCTAGAAGGGGAAGAAATTTCAAGGAGGGCAAGACTGCTCTCCATCTTGGAGCACTAGAAGTGGCTGTAGATGGCATCGCGGCCATGAGTTCGGATCTTTACATGGGAGCCATGTTGGTGGACACGCGCCATAACAACCCTGAGAATGCTTTTCGGGGTGCTATGGTAGCTCAGATAAATGACCAGCAAAACCGAGCTGTCTTCTACCCTTCTACTCGCCTGCATTTGGCTACCACTGATAGGACTGACAAAATGAAATTGGTGGTTGTTTGTCCAAATAATGATATGGGAGACGATGACACTTGTGCTGTGGTAAGGATTAGCACAGTTTCAGAGTTGAATGATGGGTTCCACCAAGATCATCAAACGAAGCTCCTTGTGAAACGATCCACGGAGGAGCAAGCCCATGCTGTAGCTTATGCTAGGAATAATTGTATAACTGTTAATCCTAGAGTTTGCTCGGAGTTTAATCCTAGTATTTCCATTAAGGGGCTTGGTGGAATTAAAGTTGAAAGAACTGGGCCATTGGCCTTTGTGACGCGAAAAGTGGAACCGATGTCTTTCTCAATAAATGCTGGGAGGGAAGATATTGTTGCTGGTTGGAATCATGGCACGGTTGAGCCAAGTGCTCCTTACTTCGCCTCTGGATCAGCTTATGGTAGGGCTGAGTTGGGTCAAAATTCAGAAGGCTCCACCAGCGCGCTGCAGGCTCTGCCAGGGTTTGATAATTTGCACGTGGCACATGAACCTGTGACATACATTGACCCTGTTCGCCAACTGGGATCTTTGAGTGCCTCCCAGAGAATTCTGGTTTCTGGCAGATTCAAAATTGGGAAGAATGTTGTGGAAGGAACGGTGCTCCATATGGAATCATGTACTGCGTGGTTTAATTCCCAATTTGGCTCTTTGTTGCGCTTGATTGATGAACTTGATGGCACACTTCAAGTTGAAATAGAGTGTGCCGTTACTTCACTCTCGGGAGTTGGTTTGATAGCTGGCCTTTATGAGGGAGACAGATTGCGTGAGACGGATCGTTTGGTCCGTACCAAGCAATTGTTTACCTGTCAAGGTGTAAATTGGAATCCTGCTTGCGATAATAAAGTGGTAATGGAGTTTTCACCAATGGCAGGTTTGCTTCGTTGGAATGCTGAAGCTTTGAGCGCAAAGGGTTGTTTCTTTGTGGTTTGTGCTACAGGCCCGTGGTTCAATCCGCCCAATGGAGACATTTGGGCGAATTTCAGAATAAGAGTGAACCCAGGAGGCCAAAGGCTTCCATTGGTTAGACCTCTTGAGCGGACAATTAAATGCTCAACGAAACGTCATTTTGGCAAATTCGCACTCAAGCAAGGGGATGAGCCAGGCTTTATTCGTGTCCCCATGGTTGCGGGTATGGTGTCTTTGGCAAAAGGGAAAGTTATGCACCCCATGTCTTCCAATATTATGGCACTGTGGGGCTTCGTGCGGGCCAATGTTGTATGTGAACTAGTGCGAACCAGTTCTCCAATGATGAATTGTACGTTGGCCCTAGCTTTACTTCCAGCGTCACTCGCTTTTTCATTGACCCCATCCCAGCTCTTGGAGTTTCCCCATGTATCTTGCTGTTTGAAGGAGATGTCTTCGAGAGTTGTGGTCAAGATTCCAGCAAAGTCAATGGGTTTGGCAATGCCAACCAACCTTGGGAGGTTTGGTGGTGGTTGGACTCGTGATAACGCTTCACATTACCTGGTTGTGTGGGTTAAAGATTCAATCAGTAGCACAGTTATTGGAGATCTTTGTTTGGACATTAATGTGCTGGAACTTCAAGACGTTGAGCGTGCTGGTCCTCCATGTTCACTTTCTTTTAGATCTGAGGGACAGAACAATGATGTAATTGGAAGTTCTGCTTTTTCCCCTTTCTTCAAGGTGGTGAACTTGGATGTTGATAGCCCGATGACCTGCAAGGTCGATTTGTTAACAGCACGGCTCTGCTTTGATGGAACTAGGGCGGATTGGATGCAAGCCTTCAGTCCACTGTCTTCTCCTTTGTTGAGGATCTTACAGCAAGCACCATGGGTTCGTGGGGGTTTGAAGTTCAAATTTGTTTGGATCTCGAAACCAGTGCCTTATAAGGAGCTGTGTTCAGCTGGAGTCATTTCCTACCATCCTTATGGGCCGTCTTGTGACCCTGTTGAGATTCATTCATTTTCAGGGCCCTCTGGAACATGTGAGTTTTCTGTCCAATTAGAAGGACCTGTTTTTGGCTATGCTGCTGATGTCCCACCCAGTGGCTATGTTGGGAATCCCACGTTGGTGAGGTCGTGTGGGATCTCAAACAATGCAGAATATGTCCCTGTTCCTTGGCATTGAGCAGGATTTTTCTGTGGCAGGGACAGGCTTTCCTATTTGGGAAGCCATGAACTCTGTTGTTGCTGATTTTAATATTTGATGTTCCAAAGTTTTGTGTGTTAGGTGTTTTCTTTCCTAAGGGAGTAGCCAGGCCTCCCCCTCTTTGAGGTTTAGTTCTGGTCTTTGGAAAAAAAAAAAA